CGAAAAAGGAGGTGCAAAGGCTACTCAAGAAGCCACCGAAAAGGCGACTGCAAAGGCTACTCAAGAAGCCACCGAAAGCGCTGCTAAGGGTGGTGCCGCGACCGTCAAAGGTGGTGCCGCGACCGTCAAAGGTGGTGCCGCGACCGTCAAAGGTGGTGCTACGGTTGCCAAGGGTGGTGCCGCGACCGTCAAAGGTGGTGCTACGGTTGCCAAGGGTGCTGCTGTGGGAGCGAGAGGAGCAGGTGCAGCTGCTAGGACTGCAAGAGTTGCGGCGGCGGGAGTTCGGGCCGGTGCAAAGATGGCAGCTGCTGGAGCGAAGGCGGCGGGTAAAATGGCTACGAGATTGGCTGGTGGTCCAATTGGTGCGGTAATGTTATTATTCGATGCAGTGTCTATAACTCTTGATTTACTCGACGTCGATGGCTATAACAGTTATACATCACAGGGTATGATAGATAAGGGTAAACGCGCGATAGATCACGGAGAGTACGAAGCTATAGGAAATCACCCTGATATTGATTTCCCCCGTCTTTTCCCTTTATATGAATTCTGCCCGGACGAGTATATAATGGCGCTAGAACTTACTTTCATGCAAATGTTCGAACAATACGCAATACCGGGGATGGGGTTGGATCCAGTCATAAGCCCGATATGGGATAAGTACTCGACGGAAATTGTTTTGGCGGGGGAAAATGGTACCGAGGAACCAGAATTACCAATAGAAATTGAGAATTTCACCGTCCAAACTGTATCCAAATATCATAAGGAACGTGATGTGTTCATCTATGAAAATCTAAAAGAGCTTCTCGAACCAGAAAAGTACGAAATGCTCGAACTCGTTGAGTGGGCAAGTTCTCCGAATAGAGAAGGTATCACACTTACCCGAGATGGTGCGGCAACGTGGAATGCGGCATCCCGTGATATCTGGCTTCAACATAACGACTTTTTCAAACCACCTCCACTCGAAATCGAATACGTCAACCCCACGGCGGGTGTGTATACAGATCGTGTGTATATCACCGATCGCACGAATCCTGGAGATGCAGATAATCCCAATACAATTGAGGTACCATTTTCAGAGTTACGCACACAGCACCCTCAAGGCGAACTCGTTTTTCCGGACTACCCCGCGGGTGCGAAGATGGTCATCGCAGCGGATTATGGTGGTTTAGTCGCATTCTGCACGAAACGCCGTCAACTTGCGGGAATTTCTAATGCCATCGATCCTGCACAATTAGGAGTGACGTTTGATATAGATAGAGGTGTCTGCAATTTTACGAAGGAATATTGTCGCCGATACGGTATGGAATATAAAAATAACGACTGCAATACGAACGATGCACAAAAGTTCTTTGAACTTGTTTTGGGTACGACTATCACGCGCGCCTATAAGGAGGAGTTCATGAAACAAGCTGATGACTTAATGTCCGGGGATCCAGTAAAAATGATGAAGACTGCAGCATTTTTGGCTCCGTTGTTAGTACTGGGACCGGGGGCGGCACCAGCAATTTTAATGGCGGTGACCGGTAAACTAATCACGGATGTCACCCTAAAGGAGATCTTCGAGACGAAAGCGAAGCGTACGAAACCCGCGAACGTGCGCGATTGCAGTAATTTCGGTGCAGGACTTCGCGACGACGGAACGAGTTGCTGGCAAGATACCATACCGAAAAGGTCTTCTATGGCAAAAAAGAAACCCTGTTCCGACTGGCATGATAAACACGGTAAGCATTTACGTGACGACGGTACGAGCTGCTGGAAGGATACGATTCCTATTAAATCTGCTCCCACTAAGAAGAAGTCGTGTGATGAATGGTCTCACAAGTATGGCCGGGGATTACGCGATGACGGTACGAGTTGTTGGCGTGACACCCTGACTAAGAAGTCGTCCATGGCCAAGAAGAAGCCATGCTCCGACTGGGCTGAAAAGCATGGTAAGGGGTTACGCGATGATGGTACGAGCTGCTGGCGTGATACAGAAACTAAGAAGTCTCGTCCCGCTAAAAAATATTCATGCGCCGGTCCTAAATCCGATGAGTACCCCGAAGGTGAATGGAAGGCTACGTACGGAAATTTGCGTGACGATGGTACGAGCTGCTGGTCGGATACGTACGCGAAGAAATCGTCCATGGCTAAAAAATTAAGCTGTAAGGATCCGAGACTTGGAGATGGTACCAATCCCCCGTACGGAGGACGTCTGCGCGACGACGGTACGAGCTGCTGGCTCGATACATATGCAAAAAAATCGTCTATAGCGAAAAAGAAAAGCTGTAGTGAGATGGGATATGGTGGTCGGCTTCGAGATGATGGTACCAGTTGTTGGTTAGACGCTTTTGGACGCGGAGCTGGTGTACTCCCAGGATGTGCCGACAACGAAGAGAAGGATGGCGCTCTTTGCTATCCGAAGTGTGATAAAGAGTACGATGGCGTCGGACCCGTGTGTTGGCAAAAGAATTGCCCTGACGAGAGACCTATTAAACGCGGTCTCATGTGTTACGAGGATTGCAGGAATAGAGGCCCAGAATGGTTTAACGGTTCACTCCTCGAGTGTGCGGCGTGTAACAATGGGTGGAAATCCGATGGATTCTTAGGATGCAAAAAGCCTGGTGGTTGGAAACCGGCTTGGCCGTATCGCAAACCACGTGACCAGAAAGGGTTTAAAAGTTATGGTAGAGGCGTTGGAAAACCTTTACGCGTCTGCTCGGGTACAAAATCTGAGAAGGATGCCGGTTTATGTTACCAGCCATGCGATGGACCGAACGGTGTTAAAAAGACGGCAAGACTCGGGGATACGTATAAGGGTGTTGGTCCTATGTGCCATCCGAAATCGGGTGCCGGCATCAAGAAAACACTCATGGATCGTCAGTATTGCGGACCCAGCTCCACCCGCCCCGGTGAGAACCGTGAAAAGATCGCCGGTGTCTGTTGGGATAAGTGCATGGACGGTGATAAGGATATTGGCGCTCTCTGCGAACCGAAGGGTGGTCCCGGCATCAAGAAGACGCTCATGGATCGTCAATATTGTGGACCCAGCTCCACTCGCCCCGGTGAGAACCGTAAGCTCGTCGCGGGTGTCTGTTGGGATAAATGTAGAGAAGGTGATAAGGATATCGGCGCTCTCTGTGAACCTAGTCATGGTATTGGTATTAAAAAGACGTTATTCGACAGGTATTACTGTGGTAGTGGTGATAGAGCCGACGCGGGTAAGTCTCATAAATCTAACGAACGCAGTGATCAGAAAGAGGTTGCCGGTGTGTGTTGGGACCGATGCTCTAAATTCAAAAATGAGAATGGAGTTAACTACACCGATATTGGCGCTCTTTGCCACCCCGAAGGTGGACCGGGTATTAAGGTGCCCGTGTGGGATCGCGAAATTTGTGGACCCAGTTCATTCCAGCCTGCCATATGCAAGGCGTATGAGGCGAAGGAGTGGGCGACACTCTCATCAGCACTGCGTGACAAGGGTGAGTCGGCGCTCGCCGACAAGGCGACATCCGGCGTCGTGTCCGATGCGGAATTCAAGCGAATGGGTGAAATCTTAGATTGCCCTAAGAGAAGGAAGCTCGTGGCAGGTGTCTGCTGGGATAGGTGTCCCCAAGAAGACGTGTACGGTGTCAAGTTTACCGATATTGGTGCTCTTTGCCACCCCGAGGGTGGGCCGGGTATTAAGGTCACGGTGGATAAACGTGAATACTGTGGTCCTATGGCGAATCAACCCAAACGCTGCGAAGATCTTGAATCTATGGATGTGGAGCGTATTACTAAGATGCTTGATGAACGCGGTGCAACAGATTTAGCCACTCGTATTCGTAAGAAGGCATCCGAAACGACCGAACCTGTTCAACAGTGGATTACCAGGTCTCCGGGTGTCGATGCCAAGGGCAACTCTCTTAAGTCTCTTTACCAAGAAGCGGAAGAGAAGAGTGAATGTCCTGTGAGGAGAAAGCGTATTCTGGGTGTGTGTTGGGATAGATGTCCCAATGATTATAAGGCTATGGGTGCTATTTGCGAACCTCCGGGTGGACCCAAACTTGTCGTCCCCCAATGGGATCGCGACTACTGTGGACCCAGTTCGTTCCAGCCCAGTCGCTGCGCAGTGATTTACGCGAAGGATGTCAACGCCACAGTCGCGGAGATACGTGCGCGTGGCAACAACGCCCTCGCCGATCGCGTGGAAGCGAACGGTCTCGAGGACCCCGCTTTAGTGAAGGAAGTGGAAGGCGTGTTGGAATGCCCCAAGAGGAGAAAGCTCATCGCTGGTGTCTGTTGGGACCAATGTCCAAGGGAAGTCATTCCCTCCAACACGGATGAAGTTATAAAACTCCGGGACGAATTCACTCAAGCAGAGAAGAATTATGAAGATAAGCGTGAAGAGGTCAACAAGGCGTACGCCAAGTACGAGGAAGAATACCTGGGTGGCGTTGAAACCTGGGAAGAATCCAAGGCTGTTTACAAACGCTTACAAGAGGAAGAAAAGGGTATGATTGCACTCCTGAAGGAAGCCGAGGCGAAATGGATTCCCGCCAAGAAGGAGTACACAAGAAACCGTCGTACGGGATACAAGGATCTCGGTGCCTTGTGCGAACCCCTCGGGTACACGGATGCAGTCACCGGTAACAAGATCAAGAAGGGACCAAGTGTGGTTGCCGATTTGTTCAGGAGATACGAGTGCCCCGAGGGTTGGAAGAACATCGCGGGTGTCTGTTGGGAACCGTGCCCCGACGGTTACCGCGATGACGGCGCCTTATGCAACAAGAATGCCACTAAGGAAGAGGCTGTGACTACGGATAAGGTACTCGGTTTCTAAATAAAATGTATGTCAATAATAAACCATGTCAAAGTTTGGAAAATTAATCGGCGGCGTCGGGAGCGCAGTGGGTAGAGGCGCGGCTGGTGCTAGTAAGAGTGCTCTTAAATTTGGTAAAAAAACCAGTGCTATGATATCCGCGGGCGCTGGTGCAGCTGCTAAAAAGGGTGCTAAAAGCAGTGATGAAATCGCGGGAGCGAGTGCCAAAACTACTAAAACTACGAAGCAATTAGACAGTGCCGCAGATGTTGGAAAGGCTGGTAAGCAGGCTGATGCTGGTGGCGACATCGCAAAAGCTGGTAAGCAGGCTGATGCTGGTGGCGACGTCGCAAAAGCTGGTAAGAAGGCTGACGACGCGGCAGATGCTGCGAAGGCTGGTAAGAAGGGTATGGACGCGGCGACGGTAGCGAAGTATACAGCGGCTGGTGGTCTCGCGTACTACGTTTCCGAGCAAATCGGAGCTGCGAATGAAAAGGTTGGTGATTGTATCGAAAACTGCCTTCCCGACAACTGGGCGTCTTACGAGTACGAAGAAATCGAGAAGGATCAATTAAATTTCAAGTCTCTCGAGGAGTTACAAGCGGAAAATCCAGAATACGACGAACCCATTTGCACGGCTAAGATTAACGATGGAAAGCAGGGTCCGTGTCCCACGTTCTGCTCCAAGACTTGTAACGACAAGTACGATAAGGGTGTTTTAGATGCACTCGGACCAGCGGGTGATGTGATCAAAGATACGACGGGTGCCGCGGGTGACGTCATGGAACAAACGTTAGATGATTTAGGCCTTAACCCTTTTGGCCCGGGTGGCTTATTAGAAGGAATGAAAGAAACTGTTACTAGAGCCATCTTCATTATATTATGTATTTGCTGTCTGTCTATCTTATTAAAATTACTTGGTGTCTTTTGAATGAACTTAAAGCCTAATTTTCTTTATATTAAAGAATGATACTTAGTATAGATGTCGGGATCCGAAATTTAGCCATGTGTCAATTCGACGATACGTCAAACCTCGTAGTACAGTGGGACGTATCGGGAATACCACCAGAACACAAAGACGGTGTGTACGTTTCTTTAAGAAACCATCTAGACGAGAGACCTTGGGTTCTCACGTGTGATACGATTCTTATTGAGAAACAGCCAGATCGCAATAAAAAGATGAAGATGGTCGAACACTTTTTACACGCCTACTTCGTCATTAAAGCTCCTCGCGCGGATACTATCGTGTACGATGCACGTTTTAAGATCCCGGATGTATGCGGAGCCGGTAAAACCCAGTACCTAAAACGTAAAAAAGTGTCGATCGAAAGATGTAGAAAGTTTCTAGAAACGGGTACTGTAAATACCCATTGGTTGCCTATATTCGACAAATCAAAGAAGAAGGATGATTTGGCGGATACGGTCATGCAAGCTATTAGTTACACGAAGCGGGTCGAACCTTTACCCAAAACTAAGAAAGCTGCGAGTAAAAAGGTCGTGCCACGTAAGCCGAATGAGAACCAAAAGCGAACCAAATACTCAAAGTCAAATCTCGCATGGATTTACAAAAATAAACCCGAGTGTGAATGCCTAGAGAATAATAAAAGGTTCATGAAAGATCTCAAAAGATATTATAGATGCATAGATGATCTAGTAGGGGAATTATCTTGAATGAATTCATTTCTGTAAATATAAGCAATGTTCTTAATGTCAACACGTTTATTATACTTTTTAAAAAAAAGTTCTTCTACCCGAAGTTTGCGTTTCGTGAAAATTTCAAAATATTTTAGTAAAATGTCATATTTGAAAAGACTTCGTTGATGGTATGTGCGAACATACTCTGTCCATTCTGGTAACGTTTCCGTTTGGTGTCCATCCGTATCCCCCCGCACGATAATCGAAGTCTGCGCACATACGGGAATACATGGTATATTTTTACCTAAAAGTCCATGATGTACATGGTCAATTGTATTGTCCATGTTTATCTTATCTAGAAGTTCATTAGCAAATTTTAAGGTGACATATTGCCCTTCAGTACCACCGTTATTACCAATAATTAGAGGTGCATCTTCGATACTGATTGTTGAGGCTACTTGTAGACATCCCATTTTTATATAATCAGCGTTTTCGAAATATTTCATCTTTATCTCCATAAATTTAGATTCCCAATCTTCAATTAGAACAACGTCATCTTCGAATATGAAAGCCTCTTTGATATCATTATCAACCATATCCTTCAAAGCTTCAAAATGTTTGATATTGCACGAAATATATGACATACAAAGTTTACTATTTGTTATATATTTCAACCATGAACAAAATATATCCTCCCTATCATATTGAGTTATAAAGTGCGCACCGGGTAACATGGATTCTAAATCTTCTCTACCACCGCCCTTAGAATAATGAATAATATACGTTTTCATATAGTGTAAAATATTGTAATATCTTTAAGATTCATTATTCTCTTAAAGAAGTAAATCCATAATAAAATATAATGGAAATCAAGGTACTCGATCATGGCTTTGTCAGGCTTGTTGACCACATGCCTAGGGAACATCTCGATAGTTCGATCGTACAAGCCGCTCGGGTATCGTACGGTGACGGAACGAAGACTACTCGAGGTGATACCGGACTTTTACGGTATTTGATGCGCCATTGGCATACGACCCCTTTTGAAATGGTCGAATTCAAATTTCATATCAAGATGCCCATTTACATCGCTCGTCAACATCTTCGTCATAGGACGGCGAGTGTAAACGAGATGTCTGCGAGATATTCAATCGTTCCCAAGGAGTATTACGAACCTTCGGAACTTAGAGGACAGTCCCAGGTCAATCACCAGGGATCGGAGGGTGTGGTGAACATTGATCAAAATGAGACGCATATTCACTTGGAGAAGTCGTTCGATATTTATGAAAAACTTCTGGAAGATGGATGCTGTCGGGAACAGGCCAGGGGTAATCTTCCTCAATCGACGTACACGGAATTTTATTGGAAGATCAATCTTCATAACCTCATGCATTATCTCCATCTTCGAATGGATTCTCACGCACAGAAAGAAATCCAGGATTATGCACGAGCTATTTATGATCTCATAGAACCTCTCGTCCCTATCACCATGCGAGCATTCAAGGATTTCAGGGTGGATGCTATTCAACTCACGGGTCCAGAGATCAGGGCTCTCAAGCACGGGGAGATCATTAAATCTCCCGGGGAACGCAGGGAATATGAGGCAAAATTGGAAGCGTTAGGACTTAAAGATAAAAATCTCAATGTAGAATAAGCAAGTCAACATGTTCGCTTTAATGTCTTCCCCCACTATTATGATGTCTACACAGCAGCGCTTTAAGAAGTTCGGCAAGGAAACCAGGGAGCGCCGTAAGAGTGAGCTCGATAAGATTGGTGACGCGTTTAAGAGCATCGCTGAGGATGAGAAGAAACGAACCAAGAAGCTTTTCGAGGAACACAAGGCTTTTTTTACAACAAAGGAGTCTAGCACTTCTACCACCACCCCCGCTAAGATCGACTTTTACGAACAGTAAAAAATATAACAGCAAACAAAAATACAACACATTCATTCATATAGCCATGTTCAATCATACTCGTGGCAAAAATGGTCGATAACACTGTATATTGAGCATTTTTGACTTCCCGCCTCGTCTTCTCCATAGATCTTTTCATCGTTGTTCTTGATTTTTCTAAATTAAGAACTGCTGAGTTAATCTCTCGAATCCTTCCGGGCATCTCCACAGCCGTCGTCAGCATTTTCCTCACATCTATAGCCTCTTCAACGGTTTCTTGTAACATGGGTTCCAGGTAATCATAATACGTAAACATGGGATCCAAAGCAACGCAGGTGCCTTCTATGGTAGAGAAGGTCTTTGCTAAATATACAAACGACGTCGGTACTATGAACGGCTTCTTTTGTGCGAGAGAGATGAGTATATCATCGTTTAAAATATCGTCTTTCACACTTTTGCCATCAAGCGTTTCAAGATAATTGAGTGCAGTTTTAAAAAAAAGTTCGATGTCACTCAAATCCGTCGTCGTAGGTGTGATGACACCTAACTTTATGAGAATCTCAACGATTCCCTTTGTGTTCCGGTCTATTATACACACAAAAAGGTTTTTGAATCCTTCTGTAAGCTCCTTTGATAAAGGAATCACCAATCCAAAATCGTAAAATACAAGCTTTCCATCTTCGGTAAACCCAAGGTTCCCTGGATGGGGATCTGCATGAAAAAACCCCTTTTCCATGGTTTGAATGAGATACGAGTTTATGAGAGCTTCGCAGATCTTCTTCTTGTTTACCCGTGGATCAGGAATCTCAGTCAATTTCGTAGAATACACAAACTCCATCACGATCATATCCTCCGTGCACATGTTCTTATACACACCCGGCACTTTGATCCAGTCTATTTCTCTCATGGCACGCTTAAACATGATGGCGTCCCTGGTCTCACGCTCATAATCGGTTTCGGCGAGCAGGTATTCGATCGATTCTTTGAGAACATAGTTCGTACTCGTACCAGTATCTACACCAATCTTCTCCAAAAATTCCACAATCTTTACTATGGTATCCGTATCCTCTTTCATCATCTCATAAATCCCAGGTCTCTTTACTTTTACAACAACGTCCGTTCCATCATGGAGCGTGGCCTTATGTACTTGACCGATACTCGCCGATTTATATGGTACAGGGTCGAACGCATCAAATTGAGACGTATCTATACAAGACATTACATCGTCTATTGGTGGTACATCGTCTTGTAGGGTCTCGAGCTGCTGAATGAATTCGGGTGGATACAAGTCGGCGCGCGCGGATGCGATTTGACCCAATTTGATAAACGTAGGTCCGAGGTCAACGAGTCGATCTCTCGTCCATCGACCCAATTCAGCTTGATCTTTTGTTACATTTTTTCGAATAAGAAACTCCGACGCAAACCTCCACGTTTTGTATTTACGTGTGGTATGTTTCACCTTTTGTGGCAAGATGTTCAGCGAACAAAGAGCCATCTTATTACATGCAGATAAATTTATCTCTCTAACTTAGGTCGTTATTGTTAATTTTTTTCTCAAGATATTTTACATGGACTCTGATAAAAAAGAAGAATGTTACAATGTTAAACCAGTCGTAAATTGGAAGTGTATATGGTTTACATTAGCCTTGGCAGGTGGGTATTGGTTCCTACCTAAGAAGAATAAATGGATTCTGTTGGCACTCTTGTACTTCCCCTACATCGTGTTAGCGTTTTACGATCATCATTACGATTGCAAGCGGAACATGGGACCCACATACCTCGCCATGTTCTACCATTGGGCGAAACCACAAGACTCACAACAAATTAAGGATTACAAAAATTGGTGCCCGGACATAAAGTCCAAAGTCCTGACACTGGATTTAATTATTTTATTTATAGCTATCGGAGTGTTTCCATATTTCCTTCGCTGGAATCCAAAATAATTTATTTCGATGTAAGTAAAATAAAGAAAATTTCACAACATTGTATATGCCTAGACAAAATATAGCTCTTACAAGGATAAAGTGTAAATGTTCCGTACATACACCTATGTTTGACTTCAACGATAAGAAGTATATGCGGGTTATCGTACCTGATGAAATTGCGTTTAAAGTGCGTTCGGCGCAGTCGCGTATTATACTTCATGGACCAAACGTCGATAACCCACTCGAAGGGAATGTCCTCACAGTGAAAATTCCTTTCAGGTATCGCCGCGTGATGTGTTCCTATGAAGGCGCTCCCGTACAATCTCTTAAAAAGTCCGACGAGGTAGAGATCAAAACGGATTTCATGGGAGGTTGGAACATTGGTAACCATAGCGGATTCACGTGGAAGTTGAGTAGTATAAAGCTTCTAGACACACTTATCGTATGAAACTTACGCGATCTGGGTGTGTAGTTCCGGATACACCGGAAATAAAAAAGGAACTCACGGTTCGCCCAATCGTTAATGCAGATTTTGGTGTAGCGCCTCCATCGTTTAAGGTGTTCAGAAAGGCAAAATCTGGATTATGCGTACCGAGATATTATGCCGAAGAAAAGTTTGGGAAAGTGACCGAAGACATCCGACCCAAACCCAAAAAAATTAAAATAGCTTTCAAAGGAAAACTGAGAGATGAAACGCACCAAAATGAAGCGCTTTCTAAAGCTATTGAAGCTGGTCATGGAATCTTATCATTACCATGCGGCTTCGGTAAGACGACAGTATCCCTGGCCATAGCATGTAAGCTCGGATACCGAACGATGATCGTCGTGCACAAAGAATTTTTGGCGAACCAATGGAAAGAGCGCATTCAACAGTTTTGCCCGGGTGCGAGTATAGGCATCGTTCAACAAAATAAGAAAGAAGTCGACTGTGATTTCGTGATTGCCATGCTTCAATCACTCTCTTTGAAAGAGTATTCGTTCGAAGATTTTGATAGTATAGGCACACTTATCGTCGATGAAGCGCATCATATATGCGCGAAAGTATTCAGTCAGAGTCTTTTCAAGCTGTGTCCTAAACACGCGTTCGGATTATCTGCTACACCGAACAGAAAAGATGGACTTACGAAAGTATTACATTGGTTCATGGGTCCTACGTTTTTTTCGGTAGAGCGCAAAAACCAGGATCAGGTCGATATGTTTCCACTCGTATACACATGCCCGCGTTTCGAGGATCCCCCTCCATGTACGCGCTTCGGTAAATTGTCGCTTCCTACCATGATCACGGAACTTACAGAGATGCCGGATAGGAATAGACTCATTTTACAAACAATCAAAGATCTCGCGAAAACGACACGACAAATCCTCGTTCTCAGTGACCGCCGATTTCATTGTGAATATTTACACAATAAGTTCAAAACAACATCTGGGTTGTACATGGGAGGTATGAAAGAAGAGGAACTCGCGGAATCAAGTAAAAAACAGATCATCTTCGCCACGTTCAGTCAGGCACACGAGGGACTTGATATTCCCACACTCGATACGGTGATTCTTGCTACACCCAAATCCGACATTATACAGAGTATAGGTCGTATCATGCGCGAAACGAAAGGTAAAAAGAACAATCCCCAGATTTATGATGTGGTGGATCACTGGTCCGTATTCTTTGCCATGTATAACAAACGTTTACGCGTTTACAGGCAGGGTGGGTTCAATATACCCGATCAACCAAAGGAAGAAACGAATGAATTTCTCCCCGGAAAATGTCTCATACAACTATAAGAATGGGACGTTGTTCAGTCGGACGTGCCACACAAAAATATACATCTAGTGCGGGTGGGTCATTGACTCTCCAGGATGTTTTGGAAAATGGAAACGTGGCGACAATAGGAATTCAAACATTAAACCCTATCATTTCGAATACGCTCACATTAACGGGGGTATCTAAGGGTGACATTCCTTATGCACCACAGGATGGCGTTATTCAAACGCTCAGTATAGGACCGACGAATAATGTATTGACGGTAACGAATCAAACTTTGGGTACGCTATCGTGGGAACCTCCACAGGGTGCTGGTGGTGCGGCGGATAATCTCGAGAATACGACAATTGCAGGCGCGTTTACGAATCAGACCGTCTTATTTCAGAACCCTACGACAGGTTTCATTGTTTCTTCAAATGCTTTAGTGACCGGTAACGTGACTGCCGATCATTTCATAGGCGATGGATCGAATCTTACGGGTATATCAGCACTTTCGAACGTCGTGCAACTCCAAAATGATATGACTTCGAACGCCAGTCGGATTTCAGATCTGGAAGATGCGAATGCTGTACAAGAAGTGTTGATAAATGACCTAACCTCTGATTTGGGGAGTAATGTGGCTCGAATAGCGTCATTAGAATCAAATGCTCTCATGACAAGTTCAAGTACACTAGGAACCATACAACCGGGTGATCTTCTTTATGGTGCGAATACGAATTCACTTTCAAGACTCAATATAGGTTCATCTGGAACGGTATTAACGGTAGATAATACAGGTATTCCATCTTGGCAGGCACCCGCTGGGGGTACTTTGTGGAATGATGATGCAGGTAAGATATATTACACGAGTGGTCCAGTGGGAATAGCAAATACAGAACCATTGACAACGCAGACTCTACAAATTGGATCTAACGTTTCCATAGATGATACAGGATCAAATAAAATGGTGATAACCGGAAACGCTTACGTATCAAAGAATCTACGAGTTATAGATCAAGTTGAAACATTTACTCTCGTTGCCACCCAGATATTCGTAAAAAAAGCAGAAGTTGTGGCCGAGAGACCAAGTACCGGAGGAATTGTGTTGTAACATACTTTTAATTATATCAGTAGTAATATATAGGATGTCCTCCGTTGCATATGCAGACGGTGATCATTA